AGCTGGTGCTATGGTATGAAGAAGAGCTGGCGCGTATCCGTAGCGAAACCAAGAGCGAAATTTCAAATGACGTTCAAACAGTAGAAAAACGCCCTCCGAACCGGATGCGGACGTTTATCACAGGTGTATTGGCCGGCTTGTTGGCCGGTGTGTTATTAACCATCAAACTTTATAAACGATGAACAAAAATTTTATGTACGGTATCGGTGCCGTGAAATACAATGACTTCGTGATAGGCTATATTGAAAAAGGCTCGTTTGACCTGAACGGGCAGAAGCCCGAAGCCGCAAAGATTGAGGCGGAACAGGCACCGGGTGCCCCCGTGCTGATCATTCCGCAGAGCAACGGCAGCATCGCCCCCACATTCAACGTAATCCAGACGGACTACAAGAACCTGCATGCCATGCTGGGCGGCACGCTGCACTATGCGAAAGTAGACAACGAGAAGAAGAACCCGATAGGCTGGACCTCCCCACAAGCCGCCTTGCTGATGCAAGGTCCTTTCGAACTGGAACTGGTGAGCGGACGGAGCATCCTGATACCGAACGGCACGCTGCTGAGCAACCTGGGCGGTAAGCTGACGCTTACGGAAACGGCCAAGATAGAATGTACGTTGGAGGTGGCTATGCCGGAGGACGGTTCGCAGCCCTACGGCGTGTTTGACTCGGAAACCCTGCCCGAAGAGTGGGGAGAGCACAAGCTGCCTGCTGCGGGAGCAGCGGCTGCTGCCTCGGTTCAAAGTGAGGAGGCCACAAGCAAGGAGACCACAAGCAAGGAGGGATAGTGTATGGCTGACCGGCTGGAACAACTGATAGAAATGGAGTGTGCGGATGCGCTGCTGGACAGCGGCGTGTCCGTTCCTCTTAAAAGGTGGAAGCTCCCATGGCTGAAACGCCCGCTGGAGGTGCGTGTGACGATGAAGCGCCCGCGACTGCGCGGGCAGATCCTGCTGGCGAGGGAATACCTGAAGACGGGTGTCAAACCCGATTGGCAACCGAAGGACAAGACCGAGGAACTGGCCTTTGTGGCGGAGCATGGTAAGGCTGTGAGCCGCCTGCTGGCCTATACGGTATGCCGGGGATACGTGTCGCGGCACGTGGGCATCGGGGTGACAGCGTGGGTACTGCGGAACTTTGTGGAGTGGCGTTATCTGACGGCCATGTTCCGAACATTCGAGCGTCTGATGGGCACGAAGGATTTTATGCGTATTATCAGCTCGACAGCGCGGGCGAACCCGATGACTCCGAGACTGAGCCAGGCAAGGAAGGGGAGTTAAGAACCCGGTATGAGGGTTCCCATAGCCCTTTCGGCTTCGTGTGGCAGATAGCGAGTGCAACGGGCTGGAGTGTGGACTACATTCTGGACGGTGTGAATTACCAGACGCTGATCATGATGCTGAACGACGCGCCGCGGTATGTGCGGAAAAAGCAAGGCGGCGGAAACGGTGCTCCCAGACCGGAACACAGCGCCGAGGATGAAGCGAACGATATAGTAGGATTTTTTCAAAGCAAACTGGAATGAGCAAACCTGTAGAAGTTGAATTTTTGATGAAGGACAAACTCACGCCCGGCATGAACAAGGCCGAACGTGAGGCGCTGGAACTGCGTAATACCGTCAGGCTGCTGGAGGCTGAACTGGAAAGGCTGCGCCTTGCCGGGGAGACGGCTGCCCCCAATCTGGACCAGAGTGCCAATATCGCGCAGATCCATGCACTGGAGAAGCAGCTTGAGGAATTGCGCGGCAAACTGAAACTGCTGCAGGAGGAATCGGAATCCGTGCAGGTCACCCCTGCAGACATGCCCAATGCACAGCGCCAGTTCAACGGGCTTCACAACAGCATCCAGCAGATGGCCCGTGAAATGCCTTCTTTGGCCATGGGACCGCAGATGTTCTTTCTGGCCATATCCAACAACCTGCCGATTTTTACGGACGAACTGGCCCGTGCCCGCAAGGAATACGATGAGCTGCAGAAGTCCGGCAAGAAGGGCACACCGGTATGGAAGCAGGTCCTGTCCTCACTTTTTTCCTGGCAGACGGCCATGACCACCGGCATCATGCTGCTGGTAATGTACGGTGATGAAATCTGGGATTGGACGAAAAACCTGTTCAGTGCCAAAAAAGGCGTGGATGAATTCAACATATCACTCAAGGAAATGACCGAGATAGAGAAGGACGGCCGTGCCCAGATGGTGCGTACCCGCTTCGAACTGAAATCGGTCATCGATGAAATAAAGAACTTCACCGGCAGCAAGGAACAGGAAAAGGCGAAGGTGGAGGAACTGAACCGCAAGTACGGGGAATCTTTCGGGTATTATAAAACACTTTCCGAATGGTATGATACCCTTATCCAAAAGAGCGAGGACTATGTACAGGTTCTGCTGCACCAGGCCAATGTCCAGAACCTTGTAAAAAAAGCTGCAGAAGCCGATGAAGAGGTGAATAAAATCAAGGCGCAGAAACCGGAAGAGGCGGAAAGCGCCATGGGCTTTTTCGGGAAATGGGGACAATATATCATACAGTCAAGCATGGCAGAATCCGGGCAGTTCTATGACGCACAGGCTGCCATTAAGAAACATGATCAGGAAGCTTATGACATACTGTTGAAAAATGCCGAAAACAAACGCGACGGTTATCTGAAAAAAGCGGAGGAAGAGGTAAAGAAAGCGGCAGAAGCAGCCAAGAAAGGAAATATCGGCGGGCATATCGACCCCGAACAGTCCGGGAAGAATCCGGAAGCGGAAGCCAAGCAACGGCTTGCCACAGAGCGCAGGCTGGCGCAGGATCTTGCCGCCCTGCAGGCCGAGAACCGGAAGGAAGAGATAGACCGCATGCAAGCCGGAACCGAAAAGAAACTGGCACAAATCGAATATGACTATAAAGCGAGAAAAGAAGAAATTAACCGGCAGGAAGCCGACTGGAAGCGTGAGAACAAGGAAGCCGGCATATCCACCGGCGGAAACGGATTGACCCCGGAACAGACGGATGCCCTTGCTGCTGCCCGGGATTCCAACGACAAGAACCGGAGTGCAGCTCTTGCTGCCACCTTTGAGGAAGAAAAGGAAAAAGAAGCCGAAGCCATGCGAGATTACCTGTCGGAATATGGCAACTACGAGGAAAAGAAACTGGCCATCACGCAGGAGTATGAAAAACGCATTGCAGAAGCCGCGACAGAAGGCGAACAAAAAACACTTCAGGAGGAGTTGAAGAAAAAGATGGCAGATCTGGACATGGAGGAACTGAAGGAAGGGTTGGACTGGGAATCCGTCTTCGGAGACCTTGACAAGGTATCCACTGAAAGCCTGCAGTCACTCCGTACCCGTCTGAAGGAATATATCGATACACAAAAGGATCTGAAGCCGGACAGTCTGAAAGACCTGGTACGTGCGATAGATTCCATCGACAAGAAACTGAACGAACGCAATCCTTTTACAGCGTTGAAAACATCCATATCCCAGGTGCAATCCACGACCTTGTCAGTCAAGGAAGCCCAGGAAGCCTACAACAAGGCCGTCAGGGAAGGAACGGAAGCCGAGCAACAGAATGCCAAGGCTACGCTGGATGCAGCGCGGAACGCAAAGCAGAAGGCTTTGGCTGAAGCTACGGACTCCCTGCATAACAGTGTGGGCCAGGTGAAGGAATATGTGGGTGCTGCGGAAGACCTGCTTGGGCTGGTGGAGCAGTTCGGCATCGATCCCCCCGAATGGATGGGCGAATGGCTGGATGGTATGGGGCAGACGCTGGACGGGCTGGAGAGCATAGACCTGACGCGGCCGATGAGCATTCTGACCGGTGGTATCAAGGCATTGGACGGTGTGGTGAAACAGGTGTTCAGCCTGGGCGGTATCATCAACTGGAGCGGCAGCAATGCCAAGGAGGTGCAAGCCACCATGGAGCGTCTGACCAACCGGAACGAGATGCTGCAGACCTCGATTGAGGACCTGACCGACACCATCAAGCAGAGCCGTGGTACAAAGAGTGTGGCGGCTTACCGCGATGCGTACAAGATGCAGCAGGAAACGAATTCGAACTACCTGCAGATGGCGATGGCACAAGCCGGATACCACGGCAGTCACCACAGCTGGAACTACTACTGGGGCGGTTTCAGCCAGGCACAGATAGACAAACTGAGCGGACAGATTGGCCGCCAGTGGGACGGGAACCTGTGGAGCCTGAGTCCGGAGGAGATGAAGGCGCTGCGTTCGAATGTGGACATGTGGACGCAGATACAGAACACCGGCAAGGGCGGTTACGGCGGGCGACTGACCGAGAAACTGGATGACTACATAGCGCAGGCCGGCAAGCTGGAGGAACTGACCGACCAGCTGTATGAAGGGCTGACGGGCATTTCGTTCGACGGTATGTACAGCAG